ATGCAGGTGAGATTACCACAGGATTATTCATTGCTGCAGGATCTGTTGGTAAGTTGAAAGATTGTGAACCATTAAAAGAACTTACCCTACATCCTACAGATAATAATATTGAACCAGTTACAAGCAACTTGTTAGATGAAACAGGTACTATAGGTGAAAGTGGTTTATTTATACCTGAACAATGGGGTATGCCACCTTACATAGATGAGTTTGGTAATTCACAACCAGAGAAAGCATTAGCATCTCTAGAAGCTACCTTTGAAGGATGGAAGAAAACGTTAAAGCCTGAATTATATCAACTTAGAATCTCTCAACATCCTAGAAATATTAAAGAAGGATTTGCTCACCGTGATATATCTAAGTTTCCATTAAATCTAGTGGAAGATCAGAAAAGAAAAATTGAAGAGCATGATTATCCTTATGAGGTTCTTGAACTTACTGAAGATTTAGAAGGAAGTATAGTAGTAAAGAAGACTACAAAACTTCCTATTACAGAGTTTCCTGTAAGCCCTAAGCTAGAAGATAAAACAGGAGCTCTTGTTTGTTGGGAGAGACCTGATGAAGATGCAGCATGGGGAACATACTATGGTTCTATTGATCCTGTATCTGAAGGGAAAACTATTACATCTGAGTCATTATGTTCTATTTATATCTACAAGAACCCTGTAGAAGTAACACGTATCACAGAAGATGGCGTAGAGAACTTTGTAGAGGGAGATAAGATTGTTGCTGCTTGGTGTGGACGTTTCAATGATTTGAATGAAACCCACAATAGATTGCGGCTAATTATAGAATGGTATAACTCATGGACACTAATAGAGAATAACATCTCTCTATTCATTCAATACATGATAGCTGAGCGTAAACAGAAGTATCTTGTACCCAAAGATCAGGTTGTCTTCTTAAAAGAATTACAAGCAAACAAGTCTTCTTATCAAGATTATGGTTGGAGAAATGTGGGGACTATATTTAAGACCCATCTCTTAAACTATTTGATTGAATGGGTGAGTGAAGTAATTGATACAGAAACTACTGAGGATGGTACAATAACACGAAAGACTTATGGTATTAGCAGAATACCTGATAAGATGGCTATGGAAGAGATGGCAGCCTATAGAGATGGTGTCAATGTGGATAGATTAGTTACTTTAGCATCCCTTGTAGCCTTTGCAAAAATACAGCAATCAAACCGTGGTTATCAGAAAAGAGTTGAAAATGAGAGTGGAAAAGACTTGGAAAAGTCACCAAATTTGTATAAATTAGAGAGTAACCCATTTCGTACTTTGGGAAAAAAAAGGTTACCAGGTAACCCTAGAAAAAATAGATCACCATTTAAACGTCTACGTTAATGAAGGTATATAACGCATTGCAATTAAAGAAGGGAGCCAAGGTTGAGCAAGATCGCTTTCAAAGCATCACCCAACCTCTTCAGTTTATTTCATATAAAGAAAAGGATGAGAATTGGACAGCTTGGAATCTAGATTGGTTAGAATGGCAAGGACTAAAGCAACTTAGATTAAATGCTCGTAGGCTAATGAAGAACTATAAGTTAGCTGAAGGTATCATTGACAAGACTGATTATATCCCAGAGAATGATAATGAACTTAGAGATCTAGTAGATACTCTAGCTGATGATGAGCCAGGAGCATTAGAACTTAAATTTTATCCAATCATTCCAAATGTGGTTAATGTATTAGTTGCAGAGTTTGCTAAGCGTAATAAACGAGTTAGTTTTAGAGCTGTTGATGAATATACTTTCAATGAAGTCTTAGATAGAAAGCGTGAGGAAATAGAGAATGTATTAGTACAAAATGCTGAAGCTAAACTTACAGCTAAGATGATTGAAGCTGGAGCAGATCCAAAAGATCCGGAGATTCAACAAAAACTAGAACAAGAAACATCAATAGAGAATTTAAAAACTCTTCCTGAAATTGAAGACTTCTTTGCTAAGGACTATGAAGTGCTTGTAGAGAAATGGGCTGCTAAGCAATATAACATTGATGAGGAAAGATTTAAAATGGATGAGCTTGAGGAAAGAGCTTTTAAAGATATGCTATGCACAGACCGTGAGTTCTGGCATTATAAAATGTATGAAGATGATTATGATATGGAATTATGGAACCCTGCACTCACTTTCTACCACAAGTCACCAGATGTCAGATATATCTCTGACGGTAATTGGGTAGGTAAGATTGAGATGATGACCATTGCTAACGTGATTGATAAGTTTGGTTGGTGTATGAACCAAGAGCAATTAGAATCTTTACAGTATCATTTTCCTATTAGATCAGCTGTATATCCAATGCAAGGATATCAAAATGATGGAACTTTTTATGATGCAACAAGAAGTCATAAGTGGAATACAGAAGGACCATCTCTAGCAATGCGTCAGTACACTTCCATGCGCGACAATTTTGTATACAATGGTAGTGATATTGTTGAGTGGGTATTAGGAGAATCAGAAGATTATCAAGATGATGGTGTAGTTACAATGCTTCGTGTAACACAGGCTTATTGGAAGTCTCAACGTAAACTTGGTCATCTTACTAAGATATCTGAAAATGGTGAGGTAACCACAGATATTATAGATGAAACATATAAAGTAACCGACAAACCACAGTATAATAACCAACTAATCAAGAATAAAAATAAGACTACTCTAGTATTTGGTGAACACATTGAATGGATTTGGATTAACCAAACATGGGGTGGTGTAAAGATTGGACCTAACCAACCTACTTTTCAAGGAGCTGATACATCAAGTGGTATTAATCCTATCTATGTAGGTATTAATCAGAATACAATTAAACCTGTGAAGTTTCAATTCAAAGGTGATAATACATTGTATGGTTGTAAGCTTCCTGTTGAAGGAAGAGTATTCTCTGATAGGAATGTAAGATCTACAGCTCTTGTAGATTTGATGAAACCTTTTCAAATTGGATATAATCTAGTAAATAACCAGATAGCAGATATCTTGGTTGATGAGATAGGTACAGTAGTTCTTCTTGATCAAAATGCTCTACCTCAACATTCATTAGATGAAGATTGGGGGAAAGGAAATTACGCTAAGGCTTATACTGCTATGAAGGATTTCTCAATACTTCCTTTGGATACTAGTATATCTAATACAGAAAACGCTCTTAACTTCCAACACTTCCAGCAATTAGATCTATCTCAGACTAATAGATTGATGAGTAGAGTTCAACTTGCTAATCACTTTAAGCAAGAAGCTTTTGCTGTTGTAGGAGTTACACCTCAAAGAATGGGTCAACAGATTGGACAAACTAATACAGCTACGGGTATAGAACAAGCTGTAGCAGGATCTTACGCACAGACAGAAATGTACTTTGTACAACATTCTGATCATCTGATGCCAAGAGTTCACCAAATGAGAACAGATCTTGCTCAGTTTTATCACGCAACAAATCCATCTGTAAGACTTCAGAATATGACATCTAATGATGAACGTGTAAACTTTGAGATTAACGGAACAGATTTGATGATGAGAGACATTAATGTTTACTGCACAACTAGAGCTGCACATCGTAATATCTTAGAACAAATGAAACAACTGGCTGTAAATAATAATACAACAGGTGCTTCTATTTATGACTTAGGTAAACTAATGCAAGCAGATTCTATTGGTACTCTCAACTCTTCACTTAAAGCTGCTGATGATAAGCAAACTGCACAACGTCAAGAAGATATGGCTCAACAAGAGAAGTTGAAACAAATGGAAGTAGATAAAGCTATTCAGGAAAAAAGTATGGCACTTGATCATGAATCACAAGAAGCTGAGAAAGAGAGACGTAAAGATATATTAGTAGCTGAGATTAGAGCTTCTGGTTTTGGTGCTATGCAAGATATCAATGAGAATAAACAAAGTGACTTTAGAGATGCTATGGATGACATGAAAGCAACCTCTCAGTATCAAGATACAGTGAACATCCAACAAACTAAAGAAACTAACAGGGTTAATGAGAATAGCCAAAAGGCTAGTTTAAAACGAGAAGAAATGAATCTTAAAAGAGATTTAAAGAACCAAGATGTTCAGATCGCCAGAGAAAATAAAAATCAATATGACACTCCGAAAACCTCTGATTCAAAAAAGAAGAAATAACTATAGCTATATAATAGGGAAATTTTTTAGATAACATTAAATTATACAAACATTAAATATTTATATTTCCTAAATTTGACTATATTATTATAACCAACCAAACCAACCAATATGAGTGAAGAAATTGATGATACTACAGTTGTTGAAGAAATTAGTCTAGATGAGATTAATGATTTAATTGGCATAGAAGGCTCCATAGCGATGTTGCCTGATGAAAAAGAAAAGAAACCAAACGTATTTAGTCAGACAGCACCTGACATGACGTTCCTTGAAACTCCTATAGAGGAGACTGAAGAAGAAGCACTTCCAGCAGCTGAGGGTGAAGAAACACCTCCGGGTGAAGAAATACCATCTGCAGCAACGGAAGAGGAAACTGATGATTTATTAGCACCTCCTGCTCCTGATAATTTATTAGAAGGTGATGATTTTAAGAACAAAGGTGGTAGACCTACTAATATGGTGGCTGCCACTAAGAACTTGATAGAAAAAGGTCTTTTAGTACCATTTGAAGATGATAAGAAGATCGAGGATTATACAGCTGCAGATTTTGAAGAGCTTATTGAAGCTAACTTTAAAGATAATGAAGCTAAGTTACAAGATGCATTACCTGCACAATTCTTTCAAAACATGCCTACTGAGATGCAACAAGCATATAAGTATATTGCAGATGGTGGTCAGGATTTAAAAGGATTATTCCAAGCTATGTCATCTTCTCAAGAAATTAAAGAATTAGATCTTGAGAGTGAAGGTGGTCAAGCATACGCAGTTCGTACCTACTTACAAGCTACTAATTATGGAACAGTTTCTGAGATTGAAGAAGAAATTCAAAGCTTACAAGACAGAGGTGATCTTGAAAAGAAAGCTAACCAGTTTAAACCTAAGTTAGATGCAATGCAGCAAAACATGGTTAATCAAAGGATAGCAATACAAGAACAAGCTAACGAACAACGTCAAAATCAATCTCAACAATACATGGATAATGTATATCAAGTGCTTGAGAAAGGAGACATAAATGGAATTAAGTTAGATGGTAAAACCCAAAACATGCTTTATGCAGGATTGGTTCAACCTAACTACCCGTCAGTAAGTGGGAAACAAACAAATTTATTAGGACACTTATTGGAAAAATACCAATGGGTTGAACCTAACCACGATTTAATAGCGGAAGCACTATGGCTCTTGGCAGATCCAGATGCATACCGTGGAGAAATTAGAAAAGTTGGTGAAACAGCTGCAGTTGAGAAAACAGTTAGAAAGCTTAAAACAGAGCAATCTAATCTTTCTAGCTCTACATCACCTGAAGAAAATACTCCTAGTGCAGGAGCTACTCCTAGAAAGAGAACTATAGCTAAGCCTAAGAAGAACTTCTTTGCAAGATAATTAAAAGAATAAAATAAAAACAATTATAAATTAATACCTAAACAAAAATGGCAACTCCAAGTTTTAATAATGGGTTATTCCTGAGAGACACAAATTACAATGCGTCCTCTCATGTTGACTCTTATCATTTATCTAACATGCTGAGAGATGCAGAACCTACTGACATGGGTCCTGTTGATATCTGGGCTATGTCTCAAAAGGTAGAAATGCCTTTGTATCAAATGTCTTCATTTGGTGGGAAGAATGTTATTGAAGTAGACAATATCCGCGGTGAGTGGAAATGGCAAACTCCAGTATCACAAGATCTTCCTTACATCATAGAAGATATTGAAGATCCTGCAACAGTGTTGGGTCAAGATGGTACAACTTTCAAAATTAAATTGAACAAACGTGAGTTTGGTCATGGTGATATCATTACTTATGACAAGTATAATGGTGTTGAACTTTTCATCGTTCCTGAAGAAGATATTCTTCCTTTAGGAGATGGTTGTATCTACACAGTTCAACTTGTTAATAATGACAACTATAAATTTTTAGATCACAAATTCTTAGCTAACGGAACTAAGTTCTTTAGAAAAGGATCTGCTAGAGGAGAGTATGGAGAACGTTTCTCTGATATTTCAACTAAATCTGGATTTAGAGAATTTTACAACTATGTTGGTGGTGCTGAGGCTCACGTGCATTATTCTGTATCTTCTCGTGCTGATTTAGCTATTAAAGGTGGTTTAAACGCAGATGGAACAGTTCCTGTAACTGAAATCTGGAGAAATTTTGATAAATCTATGGATCCGTCTGTATCTACTATTGAAGATATGGTTGGTGTAATGGGTAAAGACTATGTTAAAAGAGCAATGTCTAATGGAAGCTTGAGCAGAACGTTCTTGACTGCCATGGAAGCAGCTCACTTGACTAAGATTGCTACTGATATTGAGACTTACCTTATGTGGGGTCACGGTGGTAGAGTTAGACAAGATGGTCCAGATGATATTAGAATGTCAGTTGGTCTTTGGAAACAACTTGATAACTCTTTCAAAAGAGTTTATAACAAGTCTAGTTTCTCTCTTGAGTTATTCAGAGCTGAGTTATATAACTTCTACAACGGTAGAGTTGAGTTCACTGGTCCAGACCCAAAACGTCAGATCATTGTACAAACAGGAATGGGTGGAATGAGAATGGTGAATGAATCTATCAAGCGTGAAGCATCTGGTTCAGGTCTTGTTATTGAAGCTGCTGATATAGGAGCAATCACTAACAAAGGAATGAACTTAGGATTTGGATTTGCTTACACTAGCTACGTGATTCCTTTCTTAGCTAACGTTCAGTTTGTTATCAATCCAGCGTTTGACAATGTTCATACTAATGACATTGAAAATCCAATCATTGATGGACATCCATTAAGTTCTTATTCTTTCATTATCTTTGATATCACTGATAATACTAATGACAACATTTACTTGTTGAAATTATCTTGGGATAATCAACTTAAATGGTGGTACCAAAATGGTACTATGGATTATATGGGAAGATCCCAAGGATTCCAATCTTCAGGTCAATTCAATGGATACAGAGTATTTATGACTCAGTGTATGCCAGCGATCTGGGTA